GTTCACCAACTTCAGCAGCCATTTGTAAATAAGAGCTGGTGAAACCTTCGGATGATACACGAGGGGTGACCATGATAGACATAAGCATTGTGGTGGCAAAAAGTAATAATAAACCAGTTAGCAGAAATCCAGTCTTCATCTTTATCTGTTAGGAGGATGAGAATCTGTTTTTACCAATTCAGCTAATACAAATGAATAGGTCTCACTAATACGAGATACACCAACTTCTAACGCATCACGCACAAAATTCAAACCATTTTTCTCCACTAAAAATGTACCCGTCTGTGTCACTAAATTATATAATAGTGCTGCATTACCAGCTTGTTCAGCCGGATGAATCCAATTATCCTGCTCATTAGAATATACCCATACATCATTGCCTATATCTGTACTACTTACAGCACCATTCTGTATTAATGTACCTAATACAGGTGTATATGTCATATTATTATCCGCATCATATGTTAATATATTGTTACCAATTGTTACATCTTTTATAGATATCCAGCCTCGTTCAATTGTACATACATTGCAGCTTACGCCAAACCCATTAAATGCATCAACTGTTGGATAAGGAGCAGTTGAGCCAAGCATATTTCCAACAAATGCATTCCAATCTGCTTCGGAGCTCTCTTCAATCTCCTCCCAATCACGGAACCAAATAGAGCCAACGCGTATACTGCGATTTGATATAATAGGGCAATATACTCTATTACAAACTGTTTGTATTGCAACTGCAGATGGATGATCGGAAACAGATACATATTTATTTTGTGAATCAAGCCAAACAAGATGATCACCACTTACAATAGCATCACCTAGTTGATACATTTGTGTACCAACTCCATTCATCTCATAGAGCCCTTCTACAACACCACTTCCATCCAGCACATCACCTAATTGAAGAGTTCCAGCTTGCTTTGTAGAGCCATCTGCCATTGCAATTGGCGTTGATTCAGAAAAACAAAAGACGGATGCAAATCCACCAACTGCAGCCCCGAAACCAGCAGCTGTTAGTGCGGCTACTGCAGACATTAATATTGGAGTGAGAGGAAATAAAACAAAAAACATAATTATAAATAGCGCTGCAATAATAGATAATATTATAATTACAACTAAAATAACAGTATTATAACCATTAAAGATAGCTTGTACCATAGATAAACCAGCCATTGCAAGAGCGGTTGTTATACCAGCAATACGATTGTACGCCATTTTAAAACGTTGTAAAATACGACTAAATTGTTCTGAAAATACTGTTAATTTATTATAAAAATCTTCCAATATTTGTTTTCCAATTTCTTTAACAAAATTAGCCATACCGCGTTTATCTGAATTTTGTGATTCTGCAACTGTATTTGCAGCTTGTACTTGTTTATCAAAAAGTTTCAATGGAGCCGCCATTACTGCACCAATTGCTGTTTTCTGCATTTGTTTCAAACAAAAAGAGAAATTATCAGAGCTAAATTCTCCAGATGTTCGTGGGTCATTTGGCGGTTTATAAAGGGCGCCTGCAAACATAATTGGCAATTCACATCTACGATTTGCCCAATCATTCATAACTGCTTTGCGCTCCATTCGTGCAATGAGTAGCCCAGCACCAATTGTTAAACCTATAATTGTTATAATTATGGGAACAAAAGAACGGGATTTTTCAACTGGAACCGCATCCATATGTCTAATTGATAGTCTCAATTAGTATTTGTTTCTACAATTCGCGTTAAGGCTGCAGCATATGGAGCTTCAGTATCTGGAGATGCAATTTCTAAATAATCACGTGCTAATTGTCCAGATTCTAGCTCTAGTATTGACCCGGGAATTGTAATAAGATTCTCAAATATACATGGTTTATCAAGTTTTATTACATTATATATATCTCCTGCTCGCAACCATTTAGATGATGCATCATGATATAGTAATGTACCTGGTGAAACGCTGGTATTAGAAGAAGGGATATAACAGACCTCTTGTATAGAATGTTGTATTTTTCCAACAACAGTTGTAATAAAACTAATGCGTTCGCCTAATTGAATATTTGTAATTGGTTTAACACCATTTTTCACTTTTAGGGTAGTTGTTGGGTTGAAAGCAGGAACAAATTGATGCCATGTCTTAGTATAATTCGTTTCGGTCAACTCACATTCATTTAATTTACGATGTATATCTGTAAGCGAATCAATATGTCCATCGGATGTTTCATCGTAATCGCGGAAAATAAATTCACGTATAGGAATACAATTAGATGTTGTATTTAAACATATTAATGGTCGCTCTGTTCCACCTGACCAGCGACCTGCAGGCTTTGCAAATGGATGTGCATCAGAGCGAATATATTTACCTCCATGTAAAATATAGTGATTTGTACTTACAATAATTGGAGCATGGCTATTTTTAGGGTTAAAACTGACCATTTTTTGTCCATCTGCATAAAATGCAAATTTAGAGGTCACTTTTTCACCATTTGCTAGCACATCACCTAATTGCACATCTTGAATAGCTATATATCCGCGATCATTTACAAATATTTCAGTTTCAGGAGCAAAACAGAATGTATCAATTACATCGAATAATACAGTTCCTCCAAAATTTGTGACAGCTGTTAGTCCACTCATCGCCATAAATATAACAGCAAACATTGTTGTATATACACGATACATTAACATTTTCATACGCTGTGCAGTTATTTCAATGCGAATAAAAAACTGTTTTAAACGTTCTGTAAACTCACCCATAATTGTTTGAACACCGCCATATAATGTGGCAAATCCAACTTTTATTTTACGACTCGCTTCTACTAATGTCCCTAGTACACCCACAAAACCACCAAACATTTGATATACAGGACCCATGTATTGCTGCGCCTCTTTTTCAAAATTTGATTTCATACAATAATTAAAATTTTCAGCGGTATCATATCCATAAAGGCTAGCAAATGGCATAATATGTGGCTGACAGCGTATTTTATTCCAATCATTCACTTGTCCTAAATTAATAAAATATGTACCAAATACATATGCAATAATTGTAAAAATTACAGTTATAAATATAACCGGTTTTGCATTTGAATCTATTTGTGGTTCTGTTATTAGGGTCTGGGTTCCCTCCATCTGTTTTGTATGCGAGAGTTAACATAGAAGTTTCACGCAAAACTTCTATGTGAAATTATAAGTCGACTTATTTTTTGATAAATGATTCAATTGCATAATTAGAGCGAATTTGTGAAGCATCATCTGCAAATACTTTAGATGCAGCGGGTTTAACTTCTTTACTGCATTTAGACGCTAATTTGAGGCGTTTATAGACACCTATTGGTGTATATTTTTGAATAGCTTTCTTAAGAGCTTCGCGCCGGGCTGAAGGTGCTAATCTATACTGATAACCAAATTTGTGAAGCTCTCCGCGTTTTAGAGAGGCACATTTTGCTTCACTTACAGATGATGATACAGAGCTAGCACGTTTTTTGCGCATGCAAGATGATTTAACTTTTGCTTGAGCGGTTTTAGGAAAAATGCGATAACGAGTGCCATCCTTCTTTTGTACAGAGAACCCTTTTACGCGCGTTTTTGTATGAAAACGACGAGTATACCCTTTACGATATACATACCCTTTTGGGCAACGTAAACGACGCGTTATGGAAGATTTAAAGAATAAACCACCTCCGTGTATTTTCTTTTTATTTGAGGCTGAATCTCCATGCACACCATGCTTGTAAGCATGTCCTGCATGGCGTGTCTGTGGTGACACGCTGTGCACACATCGTGTCGGAATACGCTTACCATCTTTACGAGTATATCCTTTCTGTTTACGATAACCTTGTGAACAACCTAGAAACGGATTGTATGGCTTAGCTTTCTTAAATGTCAATCCTATTTTCTTAAAACTCAGTCCAAACACCATATTATTTATTGCCCAGAATTTTATTCATATTTAGTGTAAATGGAAAGTTAATAAGTGTGCGCTTTAACCAATATTCACTTTGTATACGATCAATATTATTCATTAATCTACTCAATGATATATTGCTTGAATTAAATGATTTATATGGTATTTGATTACAATCTTTATTATTTATAATACAATCATACATTTGTTTTAATAAAACTATATATTCATTTGTAATATCCGGACTTTGACTTTGTTTACTCTGTATAAATTCATTCCATAAATATTGTTTAAAACTATATATTTCTTTTAGAAACTCTTGTAAATTGCTATCATCTATATGTTCATCACGTGTTGATTCAATATAACGACTTGCAGATGTTATACCAGGTGTACGACTACTAACTGCGCCACCATCCATTCTATTTACTTTTCTGAAATGCTTTCCAAAAACAAACACTCGCAAGCCCTACACCAACAATTAGGAGAAATAAACCTGTTTCACTATATGTTTGTTCATGTTGTTTATAAGGAGCCATTCCTTCTATAACGGTATATTTAGGCATTGTCTGATCAATTGCAAGAGATAATCCTGTTAAATCGCCATTATATTTTGCATTCACATACCATAACTTAATCAGTTGTGCAAGTTCACTAATCTTTTGTGTAAAATCAGCTGCTGAAATATTAGGCTGTGGTGGAGGTTGATTTAGAATGAACTTGTATGTATCAAAATAAGCTGGTGCAATTGCACCACTTTTTACTGCAAATTTACCCCACATTTCTCTAAATTTATTGAACGCTTTCACATTTGCTTTCTTATCAACGTATGGTTTATCATCTTCTTCTGCATCAATATCAGGCGTTGAATACACATTTCCTTCTACAGGAGGCGCTTCATCTCCGGGGCGAGCACTATAACAATCATCTGCAGTAGCTTGTCCAATTAATATATCCACTTTCATTTGTGTTGCATCAAGCGCTGATGGTATTGCATCGCCATGTATTGGCAGTGTCTGTATCTGTGTTGCATTCAAACAATGTTCCTTTCCAGACCGATTCATAAAGCTAATTATAAATGCGTTTAAAAAATGCATTTATAATAAACTTACTGTGTAAATGGCAGACAATTTTCGCAGACCTCCTCCCCCGGTAGAAAGAAAGTCTGCACAAGAAGCGATGGCAGAGTCCGCATCACGTGCTCTCGATTTTGATGCAAAAGAGCGCAGTGAATTTCTAAAAAAGAGCTTCACAACTGTCATGGAAATGCAACGTAGTGGTGCTTCTGTTGATGAGATTCGTGCAGCAGTTCCCGTACTTGCAGAACGCTTCCCTGAACTTTTCAAGAAAATCACTACACCTGGTGCAGATCTAGCCCCCCTTCATCAAATGATGAATATGCTTCAAAAGATTGGTGATGGTGATATCACACATCATAATGCATCCGTTGCAGTTGGTGCTCAACTCGCTGCAAAATATATTCCTGATACATTACGTCGTTAATTTTTGCAAAGCAGTTTCAATGCTATACTCTAATTGCCGAATATTTTCAGGTTTTTGCACAGTTGGTAAATGAAACTGCTTACAAAATATTTGACTATCTCCAATATGTTTATTCCATAACTCTGTATGTTTTGTAATAGATATATTATTATTTGCTAATTCAAGTGTATCTTTGATAGATTGTATTTGTATATTTGCATGAGCAAGTTGGTGTGCACGAAATTCATCCATCTTCTGCAATGATTCCTCTTTTAGGAAATGATTTACAATAAATGGTGCAGCTAAAAGCTGCTCAAACTTCTTTGCTATTTGTACACCATGAATTGTACGATATCCCATACCAATAAAATACTGCTCACTGTTGCATGGGCGACTTGTAGCAGGCTTATATAATGTCCAGCTAGTAAAACATGAACCCAGTGCATAAATTAAATCTTCACTTGCACGACTAAAACAATCAAAAATTTTCAATACAAAAATACCGCCTTCTGTCAAACATTTCAATGCCATTAGAGACGATGCAATTAGAAGGGGATAAATTATCTTTTCCTGCTGCTCATAATTGGATGTAAAATCAATACCACCATCCGCTGTAAAAATATGAACACCGTTCTTACAGTCATTATAAAATGACTGGCGATTTACTGGGTCCAATATATCGCCTGTATTATTGGCGCCATATAAAATCTTTATTTCTGGATGCTTTTTCAAAAAACTCATTGCACGTTTCCAACCAGGTACCTGATTTTCAATTGGTCGTAATGTCATTGCATATGTCTGTGTAATACGCTTTCTATTACGATCAGCTTCATCATATAATGCTTGAATAAACCCACCAGGTCCTTCACATACATGTGCTGTTCTCAACCCTTGTAATTGGAATTTAGTAAAGCAATTTGATACTTGGATTATTTCAATCATCTTGAAATAAGAACGGCTTAGTGGATGTAAAATACAAACAGATTGCGGCACAGGTACAATTCCATTTGTAATAAAAATAAGTTCGTATGGATTATTTAATTTTTTATAATATTCCCAAACATCTTCATTTAGAAGAGCAATTTTATCTTTAATTTCTGTAAGTTCTGTCGGTGTATTATATTTCCATTCTTCTTCAGATGCAAATGCAGTCTCATCCATTTGCAACTGAGTCATTCGTGAATTCCATTTTAATTTTTCCCATGGAGTAATCGCTGACATACTCTATCATTGTTTTTCTAGTTTAAGATGTTAACACAGTTTGCTACGCACATTTAGAGAATTTCCAGTTCAACATCATCCTCTTCCATAATTGGCTGAATCTGTGTCGGTGCAACCATTCCACCCTGAATATGTTTTGTGGAGCAAGGATTGGCTGCATCTTCGGCTAGAATCTCATCCACATCTTGCGCCTCATCCTCCTCCTCAATAGAAGGAGCCTCATCTAGACCCTCAAAGAGTTTAGGAAGAATCTGCTCATCCAGCATAATCTGGCTAAATGATGTACCGCCACGAATTGGCTGACCCATCATAATATTGGCAGATACACCTGTTACTGGATCCACCTCACCAAATAGTGCTGCTTTTAGAAGCATGCGCTCTGTCTCCTCAAAGCTCGCCTTTGCAATTGGACCAATATCATTCTTATTGATACCATAACGGTCTGCACTCATCAGTCGCCCTGCACGTGTCATCACATCACAAAGTAGACCAAGATGGCGGAAGTTAATACCCACTTCCTCAAACAGCGTAGTAATCTCATTCAGTAGCACAGCACGTGTTGCTTCTACACCAAGCTGCCCATAAATATCGTGCACATTTGTACTATACAGACGATTTCCATCGACTGCTGGATGATTCAGTACCTCCATGTAATTAGAACCATCTGTATCAAGAATGTACTGCTTAATTGACTTATACTCCCCATCCAGATTCTCCATAAATGTAGAGTCTTGACGGAATGTAACAGCCTTAATGCCAGGTACACCGCGAATTACAGTTGTGTTTAGGAGAGTGTTCTGGAAACGCTTGAATGTATCCAGATAATCATAGCTGCCACTCTTCTCATCATCAACCATGCGTACACGCATAACTAGCTTCTGGCTATTATAATCGCTGTACACCATGTTAATATCAGTTGTCTTATTATGCAGAATGAATGCAACATCATTCATTGTAATGTTCTTGTTAAACATCTTTTCACGATCCAGCTCCATGCGCAGCACATATTTGCTAACTGGCTTATAATCCTTGCTTTTAGAGGATGTGATCTCAAATAGCTTGTAGAAGCCAAAGAGCTTGTAGAACTCAATGAGATCCTTATCCTCTTCAACAACCGTCTCATCAAGAACAGGATCATAGTAGATACCAGACTTGACAACAATATCGCGTAGAAGAGTCATTTCAAGATCTTGAGCCACTTCACGCGCCTTCTCCTTGGAATCGCGGAACTCAGGCTTCAGATACACTGTTAGAGAGGTCGCTTTGGGATTCTGGGTCACCTTGAGAAGCTCCTTGAGTCGCGGCACACCTCGAGTCACATTACTCTTGGAGGCTACACCTGCCAAGTGGAAAGTGTTAAGAGTCATCTGCGTAGAAGGCTCACCAATAGACTGTGCTGCAAGAATGCCTACAAGCTCACCAGGCTGCACCCAAGACTGCCAGTTCTTCACCAGCAACATCTCACAAAGCATGTCAAATGCTTTGACAGTGAAACGCTCCTTCACAATTAGGATGTGTGGTGCAAGATGGAAACGGAGAAGCGCAGCCCACATACGATTATAGCCCTGTGTCTTTCCAAGAATACGCTTAATACCCTGGAGTACATAGGAAGGTGTCAGGTCAGTCTTATTCTTATCGGAAAGACCAAATCGGATCTTGAGATTCTTGAGAAGACGGTCAATATTCACAGGGGAAAATACATCACTTTGACGACCAGATGCAAACACACCCTCTACAAGCATGCGACGGTCCTCAAGAATTGCTTGCACATATTCATCGAGCTCATCTGCATCTGCACCACGCTCTAGACCAGGCTCAAATACCTCTGTAAAATCGGTATCTGTAAGACCAAAGCGTGTACGGACATCCTGCTCTGTGAGTTTTGCAAGTGGAAGAGCCTGGCTCTCAATCTTTGTTGCATTTACACCATCCTCACCATAATGGAACTGCACTACATTCATATTTGCATCACGAACCGAACCATCGTGCTGCACTACAATGTCCTCCATTGCTTTGATTAGCTGGCGCTGAATATAACCTGTATCAGCTGTCTTCACGGCTGTATCAATCAGACCTTCACGACCTGACATAGCGTGGAAGAAGAATTCCTGAGGAGTTAGACCACGAAGGAAAGATGACTCCACAAAACCACGAGCTTCAGGACCATCATCATACTTCTTATAGTGTGGTAGGGTGCGATCCATATAACCATAAGGAATGCGCTTGCCTTCTACAGATTGCTGACCCACACATGCCATCATCTGAGCAATGTTGGTCACGCCACCCTTCGAGCCAGCGCGCACCATGGCTGTCATGCGATTCTCATCTGCAAGAGACTCCTGTCCAATTTTGCCCGAATCGTCCGTCGCCTTATTGAGTGTGCCGAATACACGCCCTTCCAGTTCCTCCTGATTGGTCTTACCTGTGTTATTGTCGAAGAGATCAAGATGGATCTGTAGAAGAATCTCTTCTACCTCCTTCTTGCGTCGGCTAATCGCTTCTTGCATTCTGTCATTCGTATCCTTATCGGCTACCAGGTCAGAAATGCCTACAGAGAAACCATTTAGGATGAGATAGGACTCCACTGTGTTCTGCAAGCTGTCAATTAGGTCAACAGCTTGTTTGGAGCCATAATCATTATAGGTGGTATGGATGATACCTTTGGAAGCCTTGGAGAAGATACCCTTGTCAAATGTGCCATGGAGGACATCTCCTTCGCGGATTTTGACGAAGTTCTGGGTGCCAGGGGCGGCGTCATGGAGACCATTTGCCATCTCCATGTTGAGTGGAGGGAGTAGGCGAGAGACTACCTGATGACCTGTCCAGCGA